GTCTCACTATGTGGGACGCTGAAAAGTTTGTATTTGTTTGGCCATTTGGCCGGTGTCACTGCTGGTCAAAGGGCCATCCGTGACTCCAAACTCGTATAAAGGAGAGAGTTATGGAAGAGATCTGGGGTCCAATCGGGCGAGAAGTTTATGAGCGCACCTACGCTCGGCCTACTGAAGACGGTAAAGAGTCTTGGGCTGACACTGTGAAGCGTGTGGCGTATGGCAATGAGTCGCTGGGTGGTGTGCTTGGTTCTTCTGACGGTGAGGAGCTGGAGAAGCGGATTGCTGATTTCCGTATTCTTCCTGGTGGCCGCCATCTGTGGGCTACTGGCTCGGGTTCGGGCTTGGGACTCTTCAACTGCTTCCGTGCTGGCTTTGGTCCTGGTCTGGCAGATCACTTTACTTTCACTTTTGATATGTTGATGCTGGGTGGAGGCGTTGGGGCTAACTACTCGTCTGAGTATCTTCGTCCGCTTCCTCGTGTGCAGCGTGAGGTTCGTGCGGTGTTCGTGATGGATGCGGATCATCCTGATCGTGCTGAGTTTGCGGAGTCAGGTTTGTCAGAGCATACGGCTGATGGCCACTATCTTTACCGTGTGGAGGATTCTCGTGAGGGCTGGGTGGCTGCGCTTCGTCATCTGTTCGCTGTGGCTACTCTTGATACTGGTCCTGGTGTTGTTGAGGTTGTGTTTGATGTGTCGGATGTTCGTGCTGCTGGTGAACCCATTCTTGGGTTTGGTGGCACGGCTTCGGGGCCTGTTCCGCTGATGCGTCTGTTGGCTGGGGTTGCTGATCGTCTGTCTTCTACTGTGGGAGTTCAGATGTCGCCTCTGGTCGCTATGGAGATTGATCACGAGATTGCTGCTTGTGTGGTTGCGGGTAATGTTCGGCGTTCGGCTCGTATGAGTATCGTTCACTGGAAGGATCCGCATATTTTTGAGTTCATTGATTGTAAGGCTGATGGGATGTCTCACTGGAGTACGAACATCAGTGTTGAGGTTGATGGCGAGTTCTGGGATCCGTCAGAGATCCAGCGGGGCCATCGTGATCGTGTGATGCGTAGGCTTGCGGAGGGTATGTATCGAAACGGTGAGCCGGGTATTTACAACTCGGAGCTGGCTGGTGCTGGCGAGCTTGGAGATGTTCGGGCTACTAATCCGTGTGGTGAGATTGCGCTTGAGGAGTTTGAAGCTTGCAATCTGGCTCATGTGAATCTTGCTCATCCTGCTCATGAGGATCCTGAGCATCTGTTGGAGTCGTTCCGGCTGGCTGCTCGGTTTGCTATGCGTGCGTCTGTGTCTACTGCGGGGAATCCGCTTACGGATCAGGTGAAGGGTAGGAACAATCGTCTGGGTGTTGGCGTGTTTGGCTATCAGGAGTGGCTTGCTGCTCGTGGGCTGCGTTACTCGGATGTGTCGGTTACTAACCTGATGATTCAGACGGTGTTTGGTTCTTGGAAGGATGCGGTTCGTGAGGCTGCGGATGCTGAGGCTGATCGTTTGGGTGCTCCTCGTCCGGTGAAGGTGACGACGGTTGCGCCTACGGGTACGATTGCGAAGATGCCTGGAGTGACTGAAGGGATCCATCCTGTTTACGCTAAGCGGTTTATCCGTCGTGTGCGTTACGCTAATTCGGATCCTGCGCTTGAGGGTTTGCGTGCTGCGGGGCATCCTATGGAGCCGTGCCAGTATTCGGTTAACACTACGGTTGTTTCTTTCTTTGTGGAGGATGCGGCTGTGGTGAAGCATGGTGACATGATTGAAGAAGTTACGGAGCTGACGTTGGATGAGCTTCTGGCGAATCAGGCTGCGTGGCAGATGTTCTACGCTGATAACGCTGTTTCGTTTACGTGCAACTTTGAGCCTTCTGCTCTGTCGGTTGCGGATATTGAGTCTGCGCTGCTGCGTTGGGGTCCGGTGTTGAAGGGTACTACGTTGTTTCCTGAGATGGGGATGGCGCAGAGTCCTATGGAGCGTCTTACTGAGGAGGAGTGGAGCGCAACTGCTGTAGCTGCGTCGCTGGGTCAGTCTATTGATGATCAGTGTGTTACGGGAGCTTGTCCTGTTCGTTAGCGGCTAGTGCGGATCGGAGTTGAGATGTTAACTAGTGAGTTGCTGGTTGCTATGGCTGGCTCTGGCGCTCTTGGCGCTATCGGGTCAGGTATTGCAGCGGTGTTGAAGTTTCGTTCTGAGGCTGCGTCGTCTGAATCTCGTGTGATGGAAGTCGTGCATGATGTGTATGATGAGACGGTGGAGATGCTCCGTGAGGAGATCACTGATAACCGTGAACAAATCATTTTGTTACAAGATGCTTTGTACGAGTTGACGAAGGAGAACGCTAGGCTTCGTGGCCGGATCGTGTTTTTGGAGTCTTGGATTATAAGGCGGGGGTTTACTGTGCCTAAGGAGGAAGAGGATGGCGAGGAAGAAGGCTCCTGAGGATAGGGTTGGTAACTCTACTGCTAAGGCGGTTGAGGCTGCTCCTACTAATGTGGCGTGGGTGACTCCTGCTCCTCCTGCGTCTTTGGAGTCTCGTACTCTGTGGGATGCGATTTGGGAGATTGGTGGTCCTGAGCAGGTGTATCATCCTGTGGCGGATTACGGAATCATTCAGCGGTATTGTGAGTTGCAGGAGCGGCGTGAGCGTCTGGTGAAGGTGATTGATGAGCGGGGCTTTACTGACATTGGTTCTCAGGGTCAGGAGGTTCAGCGTCCTGAGGTTCGTATTCTTGCGGATGTTGAAGGCAAGCTTGGTCCGATTGAGGATCGGCTTGGGCTGAACCCTGTGAATCGTCAGGGTCTTGCGATTGGTCATGTTAAGGCTCAGTCTAAGTTTGAAGAGTGGTTGTCTGAGGGCTAGGAGGTTTGGGATGGAGTATTCTGGTTTGGTGCATCGTGGGGATCGTGGCGATGCTGTGCGGTTTGTGCAGAAGCACGTTGGGGTTAAGGCTGATGGCGTGTTTGGTCCAGCTACTGAGCGTGCTGTGAAGAGTTGGCAACGGGATCACGGGTTGTCGGTGGATGGCGTCGTGGGTCCGGCTACGTGGGGTTCTTTCCCTAAGGCGTCTAAACCTGTGATGGCTCCATCTGAGGCTTCTGGCGATTTGGAGAAGCTGTTGGCGTTGTTCTCGGTGAAGCGTCGTGGCTGGGATCCTGATGAGCCTCTTCGTGATGCGGTGCGTAACTGGGATGAGGTTGAAGGTATTGAGATTCATTGGACTGGTGGCGCTGGTCCTAAGTCTCAGACGTTTGATGAGAAGCAGCGTTGGGCGTTGTCTATTGAGCGTTACCACGAGAAATCTAAGGGATGGTCGGACCTTTTCTATCAGGTGTTCGTGTTTGCGGATGGTGATGTGTGGGAGGGGCGCTTTGCGTTGGCGATCTCTCAGAGCAATCTCAGAAACTGGCTTACGGTTCATGTGCCTGGAACGTACGGGATGGAGTTGACTGCTGCTCAGAAGGATAAGTTGGTTGCGTTGGCTGAGTTGACTGGCGGTAAGAAGATGCGGGGTCATCAGGAGCGTGCGGCTACTGCTTGTCCTGGTCCGTCTGCTATGTCGTTTATTTCGCAATACAACTCGGGTACGTACGTTACTGATGATGTGTTGGCGGGTATTGCTGCGTGGGTTGAGTTGGTGAAGGCGTCTGGTGATGACGGTGTTGAGGGTACGGATGGCGTCTGGTACGTCTGGGACATTATCTCTCAGTCTGTGGTTACTAAGTATGTGACGGTTGATGGTGTGGAGAAGCTGCGGTTTCCTCCTGCGGTGCCTGAGCCGAAACCTGAGCCGAAACCTGAGCCGAAACCTGAGCCGAAACCTGCTCCGGTTCCGACTCCTAATAGGTATTCGTTCGTGGAAGAGACAGAGGATGAGGAGGTTGGCGGGTTGCTTCGTCGGCTGATCCGTTGGGTTGTCTCGGTGGTGCGTGGGTGATATATTGATTCTGTGGCCGTATGGAGCGGCTATGGAAGGAGATTTGTCATGTACGGACTGTGTTTGGTCCTGTGGGTCGTGTGGACTATTGGTCTGGCCTACTGGCTGCTTGAAGATTGAGGGAAGGAGGAACCCTGATGAAGACTGAAGCTGAAAAAGTGAAGGGCTTCATTCAGGGTTTCCTTTCGCTAGGTCACTCGTTTCTAGGTCAGCCGTTTGAGTTGCTTCCGTTTCAGGAGCAGTTGATTGATGATATGTACCGTGAGGTGGACGGTAAGAGGGCTAGGCGTACGTACGTGGTGGGTCTTCCTCGTAAGTCGGGGAAGTCTCAGCTTGGTGCTGCGCTGGCGTTGTATCATCTTATTGGTGATCGGTATGACTCGGCTCCTCAGGTGATCTCGGCTGCGGGTGATCGTGCTCAGGCTCGTCTTGTGTTTGATGAGGCTCGGCGTATGGTGCAGATGTCTCCTGAGTTGGCGGAGATCTGTACGGTGTTTAAGAACGAGATTAGGTGCAATATCAATCAGGGTGTTTATAAGGCGGTGTCTGCGGATGCTGGTTTGCAGCAGGGTCTTAACCCTAGCTTTGTGGTGTTTGATGAGTTGCACGTTTTTAAGAATGCGGATTTGTTTGATGCGCTCACGTTGGGTTCGGCTGCTCGTCGTTCTCCTCTGACGTTGGTTATTTCTACTGCCGGTTATGATTTGGAGTCTCCTCTGGGTGTCTTGTATGAGCAGGGGCGTAAGACTGATGGACATCTGATGAACGGGATTGAGCAGCGTGGTGAACGTACCAATCCAGCTTTCGGGATGTGTTGGTGGGGTCCGACTCGTGAGGATATGGCTGTTGATGGCTGGAGTCATACTGATCCTGAGCAGTGGGAGCGGTTTAATCCTGCTTGGGAGATCATGCCTAATCCGGTTGAGGAGTTTACTCAGGCTTGTCTTCAGACTCATGAGTCTGCGTTTATCCGTTACCGTTTGAATGGTTGGACTTCTGCTGCTGAGGCGTTTCTTCCTGCGGGTGCGTGGGAAGCGTGTGAGACTGATCGGAGGCTGGAAGAGCATGAGGAAGTAGTGCTTGGGTTTGATGGTGCTTGGAAGGGTGACAGTACGGCTCTGGTGGCGGTGTCTATTGCTGATTTCCATGTTGAGGTTCTGGGGATCTGGGAGGCTCCTGAGAATGATCCTGACTGGCGTACTCCTGCTACTGAGGTGGAGGAGGCGATTCGTGAGGCTTGTGCTCGGTTTACTGTGCGTGAGCTTGCGGCTGATCCGTGGAGGTTTGAGCAGTCGTTGTTAAAACTGTTGGATGAGGGTGTGCCGGTTGTTGAGTTTCCTACTAACTCACGCCAGCGTATGAACCCTGCTACGGTTGGTTTCTATCAGGCTGTGATGGATGGTGAGATTTCTCATTCTGGGAATCTAGTTTTGAAGCGTCATTTGGATAACTGCATTCTGAAGGAATCTCCTCAGGGTGCGGTTATCACGAAGGAATACAAGAGCAGTCGGCGTCATATTGATGCTGCGGTGGCTGCGGTCGTGGGTGTTGCTCGTGCTCGTTCGTGGCGTGAGGAAGAGATTGTGATTCACGAAGATGCGCCTATCTTGGCGCTTTAGGAGGTCTATATGACTGAGCTTGTTGCTGTGGTAGTGGCCGTTGCTGGTTTCTCTATGATGATTGGTGCGTTGCTGTTGGTGTATCCGCCGGTTGCGTTGTTGGTGGCGGGTGCGCTTTGTGTTCGTGCTGCTGGAAGGGTGATGCAGGATGCGATTGAGTAGAATTATTCTTGGCGTGCCTGATGAGACTCGGAGTATTTCGTTTCAGGATATTTGGGCTAAGGGTCTAGATCTTGACGGCTTCGGTAATCGTCATGCTGGCGTAAAGGTGGACGCCAATTCTGCAATGGCGTTGTCTGCGGTGTTTGGTGCGTGGCGGATTATCTCTGAGGGTGTGGCTACGCTTCCTCGTGATACGATGATTCGGCGTGATGGCATTCCTGCTCCGTATCGTCCTCGTCCTGCTTGGGTGGATCGTCCTAACGCTTCGGATACGTGGATTGAGTTCACTGGGCAGGTGATGGTTTCTCAGTTGATGGATGGTAACGCTTACGTTTTGGTGAATTGGAACGGGGATGGTTCTGTTGGTTCGCTGAAGGTGTTGGATCCTGAGCTGGTGACTCCTGAGAAGGCTGGCGGTATGGTGGTCTATAAGGTGCGTTCGGATACGGAGGAGATGGTGTTTCCGTCTTTGTCTGGTACGTCACCTTTTGAGATCTTGCATTTCCGTGCTATGTCTGCTCCTGGTGCGCTTGTTGGGTTGTCGCCTATTGAGGCTTGTGCTGAGACGTTTGGTATTTCGCTGGCGGCTCAGAAGTACGGTTCTAAGTTCTTTGCTAATGATGCTACTCCTGGTGGTGTGATTGAGCTTCCTCCTGAGTTTAATCTGTCGGAGGCTGGTCAGCGTTCGCTTAAGGAGCAGTGGAACGATATGTATGGCGGTCCGCATAATGCTAAGCGGGTAGCGGTGCTGACTCAGGGAGCTAAGTTCTCTAAGATGCAGGTTGCTCCGGCTGAAGCGCAATTCTTGGAAACTAGGGCGTTCCAGATTTCGGATGTGGCTCGTATCTATGGTGTTCCTCCTCATCTGTTGGGCGATGCTTCGGGTTCTACGTCGTGGGGTTCGGGGTTAGCTGAGCAGAACACGGCTTATGTGATCCATACGCTTCGTCCGTATCTTGAGCGGATAGAGGCTCGGTTTACTCGGCTGTTGCAGGTTGAAGCGTTTAACCTGACTAAGCGTGAGGTGCCTGTTTACCTGAATTTGAATGAGGAGGCGTTGTTGCGTGGTGACACTGAAACCCGTTGGGCTTCGCATCGTGCAAATGTCGCTACTGGTGTTCTCACTGCTGATGAAGTTCGGCGTGAGGAGGGTTACGTGCCTTTGCCTGATGGCGTTGGTTCCGTACCGTGGATTCCGTTGGCTCAGGCGCCTACGGATACTTTGGAAGAAGAGACGGGTGAAGAGCCGGTTTCGGAAGGAGGCTCGGATGAGCAATAAAGAGACTCGTATTGCTACGGAGTCGTTTGAGGTCCGTTCTGAGGATGGCCGAAACACTCTCGTAGGTTACGGTGCGGTGTTCGGTAAGCGTTCTCAGGATCTCGGCGGTTTCCGTGAGGTGATTGATCCTAAGGCGTTTAACCGTACGGTGAACAATGATAACGATGTTCTGGTGACGATGAATCATGATGTTAACTTCCTGCTGGGTCGGACTGGTGCTGGCACTGCTCGGGTTAGTGTTGATGAGGTTGGCGTTCGGTATGAGGTGGATCTGCCGGAGACGACAACGGGTGCGGATGTTCGTGCGCTTGCTGAGCGTGGCGATTTGTTCGGTTCGTCGTTTACTTTCTCTATCCCTAAGGATGGAGATAGGTGGGAGCGTGACGAAGACGGTACTCGTATTCGTACTCTCACTGAGGTTCGTCTATTTGAGCTGGGGCCTGTTGTGTCTCCTGCTTATC